AATGTACCTCCTGGACCGGGGAGAGCGCTTGGGCAAATACATATCACACTATCGTGACAACTACTTTAAGCCAGGACGTAGAAACGGGCATATTGTATATTCGTACGACATATCCAAAGAGAATCAGGAGCGCATATACTCAAAGATAGGGGACATCTGCATGAGCATGAAAGCTAAGGACTACCTCGATCTCCCCGAGCGAATCGACAACATAGTGGAGATCCAGATGCCCCCGGAAATCCAAAAAGCTTATGACTCCTTCGAGGAGGAACAAGTTCTCAGCATGATTGATCAGCTCGGGGACGCCGTAGAGATACCAGCTGTCAATGCAGCAGCTTTGTCCACGAAGCTCCTCCAGTTTGCCAATGGAGCAGTGTACGATGAACAGAGAGTGGCCTATGAGGTGCACACGTTGAAGATCGAAGCCACGAAGGAACTCATTGAGGACGCCGGGGGACAGTCAGTCCTCATAGGTTGGACCTTCCAGCATGACAGAGACCGGCTCATGAAGGCTCTCGCCAAGTATAAGCCCCGGGAACTCAAAACGGAGAAGGACATCGTTGACTGGAATGCTGGCAGAATTCAGGTTCTTTTGATGCACCCGGCTTCCGGGGGTCACGGGCTCAACCTCCAAGCCGGAGGACACCGCATCATCTGGTTTGGGCAGACCTATTCTCTCGAGCTGGAGCAACAATTCAATGCTCGGCTTGACCGACAAGGACAGAAGGAGACCGTGATAGTCAATAAACTGGTATGCTCGAAGACAGTGGACCAGGACGTCATAAGAGCCCAGAAAGCGAAGACCCGGGGGCAGGATGCTCTCATGGAAGCTGTAAAAGCGAGGGTCGAAAAATATCTGAAAAAATATCGTAAAACATCGTAGTATTTGTCGCAGAAGTATTATATTTGTGATACAAACAAAACGATAACACTATGAACTACGAAAACAAACACCGAATCGAAAGTCTGGCAAAAGCCGCTTGTCCCAACAACAGAAAAGTCTCGGTCATATTCCGAAGCAAAGAGAACAAGTTATCCGACCGGCCCAACGCTTTCATAGTAACTGTCGGGAAGAAGGGCTACACCTCAGTTAGACAGTCGAACTATTGGGCAGTAGACACAGTCAACTCCTGCAAAGACTACTCCGACCAGGAGCTCGCCCAGATATTGAACACGATGACCAAAGACCTCGGGTCCCTCCGATTCTTCGGCTATCAGGATGCTAAATTCGTAAATTACGAAGGTGAAGAAGTAGAGGATTAGCCTCTACTTTTCTTCCGTTTTATCGTATATTTATACTACAGACAAAAGGACAATGAAACGGTATTACTACGAATTAATGGACGAGGACTACAGTAGCTACGAAGTAGCTATCCCCGACGGAAGAGTCAAAACCAGGGCTATTGCTCAAGCAAAACGAGCAATGAAGGCCTTGGGGATCCAAAGGGCTTTACTGGTAGTCAATAGCATGAGGACCTCCAACATATTGGACATAATCACAGTCGAATTGGACTGAAATATTTTCAATTTTTCTGGTGAAAGATTTTTTTAATTGGACATTTTTTTCTTACTTTTACACTATACTTAATAACTAAACACTATGGAAAAGTTTATCGAGAAGTACAAGAGCTACAGCTCGAAAGTTCTTCAAAAGTTGGCCAAGGTCAAGACCGGTGACGAGCTTGACGCCATCGAATCCATCCTCGCATCGAGAGGAGCATCTCAGGAACATCCGGCAGAGGCGGGTGCTGTCTACAACGCCACCGAAACGGAAGAGTACAAAGCCGAGAACTGCATCAAGGAGAACGACGGAGTCGCCGAGGAGAAGCCGGAGAAGGCTCGCAAGACCAAGACCCCGGAGGAGCCCAAGGAACCTCGCCCGTTGAAAAAGGAGGTATCGGCCGAGGAGGCCCAAGCCAATCTCGAGAAGGCCAAAGCCAACATCGGCCGCTTCTGCAAGTTCATCTGCACGAAGACCAAGGAGCAGACCGATGGCATCATCATCGGAGTTCGTCTCGACCCCCGCAACAACTTCATCCAGTACCGCATCAAGACCAACGACGGGCACGTCTGGGGCAAGGGTATCGACTCGAAGGACCTGGAGCTCGGCGAGATGGCACAGGTTCCCGAGGAGAAGCCGAAGCGCGGCCGGAAGAAGGCTGACGAGGCAGCTCCCGAGGCAGCTCCCGAAGCAGCTCCCGAAGCAGCTCCCGAAGCAGAACAGAACGAGCCGGAGAACGCACCGGCTGAGGAGTAAGTCAGAACTCCTCGCCAAGTGGAGCCGTCACTCCACTTGGCACCCCGGAGTGGTACAGGAGGGTTCGAGTCCCTCCCCGGGGTCTAACCTATATACTAAAAATCATGAGTAACATACTTAAACACGCTGACCAAATCATCAATGAGCGGTCGGAGGAAAAGGAGAGACAATACGGACCGTTCATGGAATGCAACCAGAAGGCCGCAGAGATCGCCTCGGTCATTACAGGTAAGCCTCTGACCGCTCTTGACGTGTCTTGGGTCCAAGTGGCAGTGAAAATGGCACGTGAATCCAATGCACACAAGGAGGACAATCTCCTTGACATGGTAGCCACAATCGGGGCCATCAACAACGAACTCGAGGAACCCAAGCCGTTAAAAGCTCCGGGAGTAGTACCTACGTACTTCTCAACCATTTCGGAGGCTGTGGACTTCATCCGGATCAGCCCCATCGAGGTGCATGAGGTCAAACATGTTCTCACAGAAGAGGGACGCAGAATAGCTGTATATTACTCTCACAAAGAAGATCCGGGGCAATGTAACCCGTTCACAGAGATGCAATGCAACCCGTTCACAAAGATCAAGCTATGAACACACAAGATTTCAAGCCATTCATTAAGAGCTGGGAGGAGATTTATGCCCTCCAGGGGGAACTCCAGCTCATGTACAGACCGTATTTCAAGGAGCGCATCGCGAACTTTGACATCAACACTTTGGAGGATCAGGAGCTTTTCAAAAAACTCTGTTGGCAGATTGTAGAGGAACTCGCTGAGGCAAAGGAAGCTATCGAGGAGGAACTCGATGGCGAGCACTTTGATGAGGAGCTGATCGACGCACTCAACTTCATGTTGGAGCTTTACCATCTTTATGGCATGACTCCTTCTTTCGACTGGACGCTGCCTAAATGGGCACAGGTTCTGGAAGACAAGGATTTTGCGGGGGATCTGCTTGCCTTAATCGGAAACATCGGCATGACAGCAAACTGTCTCAAGAACAGAGAGTGGAGACAATCTCAGTACATGGTTGACTTGGTAGTTTTCGAGAACCGGCTCAAGTGGATATGGACTTACTTCGTCATAATGTTCGAGCATTTGGGTCTCTCAGAGACTCGAGTCAAAGAGCTCTGGTCGTTGAAGTATCAAGTAAATCTGTTTCGCATTAAATCCAAATATTGACATGGGTAGAATATTCAAAGACTGTTTCGAAATGATCCGGGAGATGGATCGAGAGCTCAAGGTTTCCGGCATCACGGTCCCGGTCAACCATTACCAAAACCAAGAACTCAGCGGGGACGACCGGCTCACCAAGGAACTCATCGGAGTGAGCTTCGTCATCTCGAAGCCGTATCTCGGCAAACGTGAGATGCTCGACTTCATGTTCAAAGACGAGGCCGAGCTCATCGAGAAGTATTGCCGAGCAGAGCTCTCCGACCGGCTTGACAGAAACGGGGTCAATCCGGGTAAGAGCTGGGGGATCCGCCGGGACTTGTGGCAGAAGCTGGTGAGCAAGACTCGTCAGGAGGGTCGCTTCGACTACACCTATTCAGAGCGTCTGCACATTTTTCACAAGGGACCCGAAATACACCAGTTGGACAATGTCATCATGACTCTCCGGGACGACCCGCACTCCAGACGAGCAATGGTCATGATCTTCGAGCCGGAGGACACCCGGGCAACAGCCGGGGCTTTGACCCGAGTACCTTGCTCCGTAAGCTACCAGTTCCTCATCCGAAACAATCGGCTCCACGTGATATATTACATTCGGAGCAATGACTTCTTCAAGCACTTCGCAATTGACATCTGGTTGACGGAGGCCATGATGGACTACGTGTTCAACATCCTCGCAGCCACCTATCCCTCTCTCAAGAAGGGATCTCTGCATTACTTCGCTGGGTCCCTTCATGCATACAACGAAGACCTCTCCAAATGGGTAATCTACTAAATTATGACTATCGACGAAGCAAGAGCTCATCAGCAATATGACGATTGCATGTTCTGCCCGGGATGCTCGAAGCTCCTGACTGGGCTCCACATGGAGAGCAGGTGCTACACCAACTGGATAGAACGGAAGATCCTCAAAAACTCGAAGAAGAGACATGACAGGAGGAAGTGAGGAGTCCATCATCATCGGGCTGGCAATAGCAGTAGTAATTGGAATAGGGATCGTATGTCTCATAGACGCTCTCAAAAACAAACTCAAGTGATATGTGTGGAATAAGTATATCAAGAAGGATCAACACTGTCTACAAGATACAACATCGGGGGACTGAAACTGTTCAGATTGCTCAGGGGGGATGGTTTCTCGGTCATGTCCGTTTGCCCATTCAGACTGAGCCAGGGGATGACCTGGCTCAGCCCATAAAACTGGCAGGAGACAACGGATGGCTCCTTTACGTCGGGGAGATCTACAACTACCCTCAGAAGTATAACAGCGACGTAGAGTACCTCCGCGAACTGTTTGGATCCTCGTGTCTCGAAGACATCATCTATGAAGCCAACAACTGGGATGGCATGTGGGCAATATGCTGGTACAGGAAGGGTCAAATTATTGCTTTCACGGACCCACTTGGCAAGAAACAGCTCTACTACAACCAATTCGGGGAAATCTGCTCGGAGATAACCCCGTTGGTGTCGGACTTCAAAGACTTCGACAGGTATTACCAGTCGGAAGTCTTCAAATGGGGGTACAACTGGGATGACAGAACTCCATGGAACAACGTCAAGCGTATTATGCCGAATACTGTCTATTCCTTCGATGACATGAAGGTGAAGCCCACCATTATCCGGAGGGACTACTACAGATGGGGGATAGGGGAACGGAGTCATTTCGCAAAATCCGAGTTCGCCGAAGTCCTCCGGGACTTGGTCGAGAAGTCCGTAAAACGCCGGGCAATGTACTCTAAAGTCCCGGTCGGAGCTTTGGTTTCTGGAGGACTGGATTCATCCATAGTTGCCTCTATTCTTCATCGAATGGGCCTGGGGGTTAATCTCTATATGGTGGAGAATAATGAATCAAAATTTGGCATGCTATTGTCCGAATTTTTAGGGGTTTCTATCACCTCTCTTGGCCCTATCCCCGATGATGATTGCCTGGAGAGGTGTCTCCGCTACAACGAAACCCCCATCGACTTGGGCTCCATGATCCCCCAGTTCCGACTCATGGAGAAGGTCAAGGAGAAGGTCATCCTGACCGGGGATGGAGCTGACGAACTCTTCGGAGGCTATCGCCGAGTTGATGACTATGACTCCCAGCTCTCAGACGTGTTCCAAGAGCTTCCGTTCTACCACATGCCTCGGCTTGACCGGGCTTCCATGAGGAGCACAGTTGAACTCCGGTCACCATTCCTGGGACATGACGTTGTCAGGTTCGCTCTCCGTTTGCCCCGGGAGGACAGAACTCACAAGCGCATTCTCAAAGATGCTTTCAGCGACGTCCTGCCTCAGGAGATTCTCGAACGTCCCAAAGAGCCTCTCAAGTGTCAGAGCATCCGGCAGGACCCGATGGCGTACCGCAAGAAGTGTCACGAAACATTCTACAACTTATGGCAATAGCTATCGGATATTACAGGGTATGGTTTAAAGAAGATGACTCCAATACGGAGGCTCAGTGGTTCAAAATGACGCTCCGTAAGGGGTCTGTTAGACCTTCCATACGTTCCATAAATCGGGAAGAGGCTTTGTGGTGGATCAAGTCCCGAAAAATGAAAGACGTTACAGCGGGAAATCCCGCTGGCAAGATATTCGAATCGGATGGCCAACCGTTCAGGAAGGCATTTCAGGAGCTTCCCCTCCACACACGATACAATTTCATAGAAGGAGCGGCTCTCTCGTCAGGGTCAACACACCGAGCTCGACTCGAAAAATACTTTAAAAAATGAAAATCGTAAAAGTAAGAAACGTCAAGACCCCAACCAGAGGAACGGGTCTGTCCGCTGGGCTGGACTTCTACATCCCGGAAGACTTCAAAGCCAGACAGATCTGGCCGGGCGAAAGCATCAACATCCCATCCGGGATCAAAGCTCGAATACCCCGGGGGTGTGCCCTCATCATGTTCAACAAGAGTGGCATTGCCACCAAGCACCAGCTCCAGGTTGGAGCCTGCGTGGTTGACGAGGACTATCAAGGAGAGATCCATCTGCACGTCATGAACGTCGGCAAGAAAGTCGTCATCCTCAAGCCGGGCATGAAACTGGTTCAGGGTTTGGTGATGCCGGTCTTATACGTCGGGGTGGAAGTTCTCGAGTCGGAGGCCGAGCTTTTCCCGCAATCGACTGAAAGAGGACAGGGGGGCTTTGGGTCCACGGGGGAATAGGACCCCCGGCCCCAAAAGTTGATGGTTTTATTGTTTCTTTGTTTACAATTTTCCCATGGCCCCGGCCCAAAAAGTTGGTCAAACCATTGTTTCATTGTTTACAAATCAGGGGGACCCC